GAGTTAAAGCGGATGAAACTACTCTTCCTTGAAAAAAAACAACTTTCCAGAATGCTACATCGAACATTAACGAGTGAGCTTAAAGAAAAACAAAAGATATTAAAAGCGGTGAAAACAAAATATCCCAAAATAAGGATGAAAGACAAAGCGATTGAAAAAGCGGTAGAGATAATTCAAAAACACGAACCCGAGAAAGGTGACTAAGCCCTCGCGGAGCGAAGTACCATGAAATGCCCCTTATGCAAAAAGGATTTACTAATGAAAACGAAAGTTAAGATTGGCCAGTTGTTTTACGCGGTGGTTCGCAAGGGACCGCATTCAAAGACATTAGAGGGTGTAGAGGCGGCGGGCAGGAGGATAGGTCCGTTTACGGCTTCTCGGGACAGCGACTCCCTGGGTGTCGTAGCGGACAGTAGGTTCTTCTCTAATAATGCTTTTAAGATCGAGGTTATGAATAGCTCCTGAGCGAAGTATTATGAAACCAACAAAAAAACAGCTTAGGGCCTATTATTTAGTCTGGGTTTTGGGTGAATCAATGGCTAAAGCGGGCGAAATAATGGGTGGTATTTCACGGCAGGCAGTCAGCAGATTATTAAAGCGTTGTGCTAAAAATTGTCAACGGTTCCCCAAGAGGAGGTAAAGTCTTAATATACAATGACTTATAAGGGTGCGGGTTCTCGAAAAAGGTTGACAAAGTTACTATTTACGGAGGGAGGATGTTTTTTAGGTGATGTGTGGCTAATAAGAAAACAGCCAAAAAGAAGAAAACCGGCAGGCCAACGCAGTACAAATCCCGATACTGCCAGATGCTCATCAGGTTCTTCGATATCGAACCTTTCACGGAGCAGAAAGTTCCGCACTATGATGAGTCAGGCAAGAAGCACAAAAATGGTCAGCCGGTTGTTACTTGGTATGAGACAAAGAAGGAGCCCAACCGAACACCGACCCTTCGTGCTTTCGCAAAAAAGATAGAAGTTTCGTACGTAACGGTGTACTCATGGCTGAAAAAACATGAGGAGTTTCTTAACGCTTTTGCGCGCGCACGCGAGGCGAGGAAGTGGTTTTTGATAGAAAACGGACTTAACGGGCTGTACCCGCCGAACACATTTAAGTACGTAGCAAACAACGAAACGGACATGAAGGATACAAGTAAACACGAATTAACAGGGGAGGATGGTGGCCCGATTAAAGCTAAAGTAGAGGTGGTACATTTTGCTAAGGCTAATACTGATAATGACGATGGCGGTAGTCCAGATACCGACTGAGAAGTTTACGGACAGGCTCAAGCCTCATCAGATAGAGTTTCTTGAGGCCTTTGATAGTGGCCAGGGGAGGTTCTCAAACTTAGAATGGCACAGGGGGAGTTACAAGACTACCACAGTAATAAATGTACTCATCAGGGAATGTATAGAGTACTCGCGTCATAAATACGTCTATGTGGGACCGACCCAGGTGCAGGCGCGCGAAATAGTATGGGATGATCCTAATATGCTGCCGGATGCCCTGCCGGACAAAAAAGACATATTCTGGAAGCGTAATGAGCAAAAGATGACGATAACTTTCGAGAACGGCTCGTTGTTGAAGATAGGAGGAGCTGACAAGCCGGACAGTTGGAGAGGGATAGATGCCGATGGTGGGGCTTGTGATGAATGGGCGCTCATGAAGCACTCCACATGGACGGAGGTAATAGAACCGATTATGTCCCGGGAGCCCAAACCCGGCTGTCGAAAAAGGTTCTGGATATTTATTTACACACCGAAGGGACCTAACCATGCGACTATGATGTTCAATATATCAGCTTGTGTCGATGATGAGGCGAATTTACCGACCAAAGGAAAGGCTAAAAAATATCAGCCGGAATGGTTCGCAAGCAGGTTAATAAACAGTGCGTCCGGCATTATAAAAAAAGGGGAAATTGCCAGATTACTGAAAGAGGTTGAACAGGGTTTATTGCCATTATCGTTTTATGAGCAGGAGTACGAATGTAAGAGGGTAACGGACGAGGAGCGGACTTTAATCACATCGTCAATGCTGGAAAAGCTCAATACCCGCAACTGGGACTCTATCCGGCCAACCATACCTGAGATACGAAAAATTGTGGCCATTGACCCCGCCTTTGGCGGTGATATATGTGCGCTGAAAGGTATCGAGAACGGGCGGGTAGTCAAACAAAAGAAGATGCACTTTGACGGTGGCGATCCCATGACTAAGGCTGTTGTTTATGAAGGCAAGCTGATGGCCAAGGAGAGGGGAACCAAGAATTGCATAGTTGATTTTATCGGCTACGGCAAGGGGGTGGCGGACGGTTTGGCATGTGACGCGATGGAATACAATGTTCAGTATTTTGATTCGGCGGGTTTAGTTGAGAACTCGCGAATGTATGCCAATAAGAAAGCCGAAGCGGTCCATTTCGCAGCCGGGGTGATATCCCGTTGTGAGGTAGAGCCCATTAAAGATTACGAGACCCGCCGACAGTTAGTATATTTATCGAGGTACAAGGTCACTAACCGAGGTCTGATGATAATGCGTCCGAACGATGAAGTAAAAAAAGACCTCGGATGCTCGCCGGATGATGGTCTGTGCTACGTCTATGGCATTTACGGTCTATCGAGGGTGTCGCCGGAGATAGTTGGTGAGCGAAGCCTGAGAAAACAAAGAAGACAACGCCGGGACCCGATGGGATTTTGATGGAGAATAGATAATGCCTAAAGGAACAAAAGTACACAGTTGTTACACAAATCTGAGAAAGAAAGGTGCCGGTAAAGGTAAAGCAGCCAGGATATGCCAGTCTTCTACCGGACAATCTCTAAAAACTGGAAAACCTCCAAAAAAGAAGTAAATGCTTAAAGAAAGAACAATTATGGCTAAAAAAGGTGTTCCTAAACGAGATGGTTCCGGCAAAGGCAGCCGGGCCAATAGAGGCAGAGGCGGTTGTAGAACAACCAGAAAAACAGGACGTGGTAAATAATGAAGCGTTGTATAAGAGAAAAAGGCAAATATCACGCACACGAATGGACGCCCTACGAAATAAGTATGGGAATTTGTACGACATATTGTATTCGTTGTAAATTAAGAATAGCGATAACCGCGTTACAGAAATACTGGATGGATAGATTATTTGATTACGCAATGCAGGACAGTTTTTTTGTAAAACTATTCAAAAAGCCCCCGCGGCGAGCGGAGTATAATAAATGCCTGAGCCGGAAAATTTAGGTGATTGGTGGTATGAAACACTTGTTTGGGATGGTCTAAGAGAGCCAAAGGAAGAAGAAGAACCAGAGGAATAAATGCCTAAAGACGATTTAGCACATCCAAAGACTAATATTGAGATACCTTGCGATGCCCCGAATAGATGTGTATTTCATTTTGAGCGTAGAGATGAAGATGGAACTTTTGTAGATGACCCCATATTGGATATTGTTAAATCTAACGGCAAGCAAATAATAGCGTGCGAGCATTCTATGTGGGAATACGGGAAAGACGAGGATGGAGCATTTTTTGTAAAGTTGCTTGAGATCATTAATAAGTGGTAAGTAATGCCTGAGCCAGAAAATTTAGGTGATTGGTGGTATGAAACACAGGATATTCTTAAAATACCAAATAGTTGAAGGTTTCAATATTAGGCCAGCAACGTTTTGGGAAACGGTCTTGATATTGATGTTTAGGCCATACAATAAATATAGGAGCTGGAGAGATTGGCGAAAAGCATCTACACCATTCAAGCCCTCGCGGCGCATGAGCGAAGGATAATTTATGCCTGAAGATCAATACAGTGAGCCGTTGACCGAAGATGAGATAATGTTCAAGGTCAAGGAATTTCGCGCGGATGGCATAAGCGGTTCGGGCGATAAGTTCGACCGGATGGCAAAGTCTGAGGACTATTCGATTGGTATAAACCAGTGGGACCCTGCGACTAAGGCCGCGAACGACCGCAAGGGCAAATTCTCACTGACGGTCCCGATTATCAAGCCGCAGGTAAACTCGGTTACAGGCACACATATACAGAACCCCCAGGACTTCAAGGTATATCCCCTGCGGGACGGCTCGGAAACTATCGCACAATTATTGACTTCACTATTGAAGCACGCCACAGACAACGAATTGTACCGTTATCAGGAGAACATGGCATTCAGGGCGGGCGTTCAATCCGGAGAAGCAGCCATATTATTTTCGTTGGACTGGTCCAAGGACCCGAAGCACGCCGACCTTAGAATTGAGAAACTCAACGAGCACCAGGTCTTGTGGGACAATAACAATACGACCTACGACCCCAACCAGCGCAGCGGCGGGGCGAAATCCGTTACCTGGGAGCCCTGGGTGGACAAGGACTTACTGCACGCCGAATACCCGTCAAAGGCAGAGGAATTGAAGTCGATGGGCGGCGGAGGCTGGGTAAAGTCAGTAATGGGACACATCGGCTCGATCATACGTGGTATGGTCGGCAGCACCCAGGAGACATCCGGCACATCCTTCGGACCACCGCATCGAGAGGCAACCACAAATATCCAGAAATACAAATACCAGGTGAGTCACTGCTGGTGGCGCTGGCCGAAGAAATGTGTAATGTGGTACGACAGCAGGGAGTCGGAGCTCGATGCCAAATTACTGATAAAGGAAAAGGACATCTGGGCCGCAAAGAAGCTGACGGAGCTGAACCCGGAGGTCTTCGAGGTCGAGGAAGTTATAAGATATATAATGCACCATACGATTAGGGTTGGCGATGTGTTTTTGGAGGACAGGATAGATGAGCTGAACGGATGCCAGATGTTCCCGATTCAAAGGTTCAATGCGTACTTCGATAACGGCTATATAACCTGTCCAGCCGGGGACCTGATGGGCACACAGGACATTATCAATTATGCATACAGTTCCCAGTTAAACATTTTGAAGCAGATGCCCAACGCCGGCATTGTAATCGGAAGCGATAAGGGAGGTTATGCCCAGGAGCTTATGGACCACGCGGGAGAGGACGGTTATGTATTCGATAGAGAAAAGGCGGGTGGTTTTTTAGAGTTCAAGGAGGCCACGAAATTCCCGGTTGGCTTTAACGTAATTACCGAGCAGGCCCTTGAGCATGCAAAGCAAATAACCGGTATCCGAACGGAAGGCCCGACCACCGACAAGGACAGGGTGGCCTCGGCCATAGCGTTGAAGCAGAGGGCGGCCAACAAGGACCAGGCCGTTATACATTCCAACTGGAATTACACACAGGCGCTCGCGGGTAACCTTATGGTCGAGATTATCCGGTTCAACGAAATATACTCCGAGGATGAGATACGGGAGATAGTCGATAAGGATGAGCTGATAGACAAGGCTTACCTCGAAAACGCCCGTAATATGGTAAGGCGGCTCCTTGAGGAACAGGGAGTTGCGATACCCGATGAGGCGCCGACAATCCAGATAGAGAATTTACAGAACCTTGCGCCTGAGATACAGCAGGCGACGATAGACCAGTACCAGGAAGATGTCGCCATGATGCAGCAGCTCTCGGCACAGATAGACCAAGTGGCGATGCCGATAGCCGAGCAGATGCTGATTGACGATATTCGGAACATGAAGCGCGGCAAGTACAGTACGAAGGTGTCTTTGAGCCCGGCGTCCGAAACAGCGCGGATGTCAAGGCAATTCGAGCTCATCGAGACGAACAAGATGCTCATTGAAGCGGGCCAACTGCCGATAGGCAGGAAGTTCCTCATTGATGCGACCTCTATAGCCAATAAGGATGAAATAATCGCCGAGGGCGAACAGCAAATGCAGCAGATTCAACAGGCAGGATAAAAAATGTTGTTTAAGAAATGCAAAAAGTGCAGATGGTTTAGGAATTATAATTGGTCTAAAAAACGCCTTTGCAGTAATCCACCAGGGTTTCTGGCTTTTGTTAACTGGTCAACAAAAACATTGAGAAAATTATTTAGGGTTGTGGGTTGTATAAACTATAAAGCCCCCGCGGCGCCTGAGCGGAGATAATGATATTTGCGGTCCACGTTAAGAAAGCACAGGAAAGATAAAATGACCCCAACAGAAATTCGAGAAAAAGCTGAAAGAGAATTAGGTGAATGGTTTGAGAAAATGATTAAACGGGAAGTGAGAGAAACTTATATGTCAGCAAGAAAATTATTAGGATTAAGACCAGCCGGCGCATTAGCACTTGCCCGGGGAATGGTTGAGAAATCATTAAACGAAATGATGGAAGATAATTTTTACGCAGGATTACCCCACTAATGACATTTGCGGTCCACGTTAAAAACTCGATACCGATGAGCAGGATAAGGGAAAAGACCCAGGCGGGCCTTGAACCAAACCAAAGGACGAAGTTCGAGGGCGTTGACCGGCGGGACACTGCAAGGTATGCCAAGAACTTTAGCAAAATGACAGGGGTATGTGAGAGATGTGAGCATTTTGATAAGTCAAAAAGGGACAAGACAACCGGCGAACATTGTAGTCAGGTCGTATGCTTAAAATGAACCATCGCTTAATAATACATTACGGAGCTGAAATGCAAGAGAAGAAACCATTACCGCAGTTCAGGGAGGAATGGAAGGAATGTTTTATCCACGTTGCCATAAAGATAATCGAGAAACTATCAGGACAGGCAGCTTCGATATGTATAAAGCAGGAGGCCCTTGAGGGATTCCCGGACTTCGAGAAACCGATAATCGTATGGGACAATAGTAAAAAACACTGGATGGCAATGAACCCCAAAAAGGAAGAGTCGAAAATAGCGACGCCGAGCAAAAGGATTATAGACCCGAGTGCGAACTAAGAACAGAAAATCCCGATATGGCGTTATGATTTGTATGCCGCGGCCATCGGACAAGCGGATAATTGATGAGACGGCCGAGTATATCCGCCAGGAGTGTAAGATTAGCTGGGTCGGACTTGCCAAGGGCGGTGTGTATGCCGAGGCCCCCGAATACGCCCGTAACGATATGGTGGCCGAGGCCAAAGGAGATGATGATGTAACTCACATTCTGACCCTTGACGCCGACACGGTCCCTCCGCCGGACACCATATTAAGACTCTTGAAGCACGACAGGGACATTATCGCCGGGGTATATCCGTTGTTCTTGTCGGGGCAAAAGTTGTGGTCTTTTTCCCTTTTAAATCCGGAGGGTCCGAACCATCCCCTGCACCCATATCAAAAATTGCCCAGAAGGCCGTTCAAGGTGACATCGCTGGCCGGCAGTACGGTCCTTATAAAAATGGACGTTTTCGAGAAAATAAAGCCGCCCTGGTACGAAACTTTGAGAGAAGGCGCTAAAGTAATCGCCGGTCATGACTTTTGCTTTACCAATAGGGCAAGAAAAGCGGGATTTGAACTATGGGTTGACCCTACAATCCAGTGCAAACATTACAATACAGTCGAACTAAACTCAGTTTTTAACGCAGGAGCATAAAATGAAGAATGTAGAGGACATGACGATAGCGGAGATGCGGGAGTTTGCCGCCAAGATAGGAAGGGAAATCCCGAAGGACATTACAACAAGAGCGGCCATTTTGGATTTTCTAAAGAATCCGAAGTCCAAAGACCCGGCAGCGGAGGCCTTGGCTGCTCAGAAGGCCAAAGAGCAGTCGGAAAGGGAATTACAGGCAAAGACCAGGGCAAACTCTATCAAGAGGGCCTGCAAACAGCCCCTTAACGAAAAAGAAAAGGTGAGATTGGCTGAGCTCGAAAAATTAGCGAGGAGCGGCCATCAGCCGGACACCGACCAGATGAGAGAGCTTGGAATCTTGAGGGAGCGGTCTAAAATAACAAAGTTATCGATAGTTGAGC